TATGTGCATTTGCGTGTAAATACTCAGTCCCCTTTGTGACGGCTTGCATTATTTCCCACTTTTGCCGCATTCGCCTATTTATGTCGTCCATATAAAATGGACTATCTACGTCTATGTAGTTTGGCAGCGATATTTTTCTGGTTGTTAGGTTCATTGCGGCAAAGCGTTTGCCAGTAGCCTAGCCTGCCGGCGCCAGGATGCACGGGTTACAGTCGGTGGATAAGATCGAGTCTCCATGGCGACAGCTACTGCCCCTGCGGGACTTCGCCCAAGTGGCGACATTGTAGTAGGTAAAAACCGGCTTTCTCTGCGGCCAATGCAGGGGATGATTTTTAATGATCGACGCCGTTTTCGTGTTGTTTTAGCTGGCCGGCGCGGCGGGAAGACGGTGCTAGGGGCAATCGAAATGCTGCGCGGCGCTAGTGAGCGCAAGGGCAATTACTATTATGTTGCGCCAACGTATCGGATGGCAAAAGAGATCGCTTGGGATACTTACAAGAGTATTATTCCCGAACGTTGGATAAGAAAGAAAAACGAATCCAACCTTAGAATAGACTTGATTAACGGATCTTGCATCTACCTTAAAGGGTCTGAAGATCCAGACGCTTTGCGCGGTCCTGCATTAAGCGGAGTAAACTTAGACGAATGCGCTTTTCAGACAGAATATACATGGAGATCAGTTATCCGTCCTGCACTTTCTGACCGCAATGGCTGGGCGCTCTTTACTACCACTCCATCGCCGGAAGGCACCGCAGGTTGGTTCTACGAAACAATCTTGCTTTTGAAAAATGCTGATATGGCCGATCCTGGCCTGGAAAGGCTTGACCCTAAGCAATGGTCATTATATGAGTACACATCCTTGCAAGGCGGCAACATTCCAGCAGCCGAAATTGCAGAAGCCAGAAAAACACTAGCGCCTGAAGTGTTCGAGCGCGAGTACGAAGCAAAGATACTATCAAATACGGGTCTTGTGGTGTCGTGTTTTTCGATGGATAATATCGACTCAACGATTGAAGACGATCCAAAGTTGCCGCTATATGTTGGAATGGACTTTAACAACGATCCGCTTACTGCTATTTGCGCAAACATTATTAAGGTAAACGGCAGAGCTGTAGAATTGCGAATTTTTAATGAACTGAACCTAAAGGGCGCCAATACATGGGACATGGCAGACGTGCTAATTGATCTATATGGTGGCGAATGCTGGGCAAGCGAAGACGCGGATACTCGCCGCCGCATTATTGCCTGCCCTGATCCGACCGGCAAAAGAAAGCAAACGTCTGGTGTTGGCGTTAGCGATCACCAGATCCTAAGAAAGGCCGGAATTACTGTTTTTGCCCCTGAAGCGCCTTACAACACTGCTGACAAGATTCGATCCGTGAACGCAGCACTGCGCACGGCAGACGGGGAAGTGCATACCAAGATCCATCCACGTTGCCGGGAGTTGATAAAGTCGTTCCGTACACTTGGTTACGCCGAAGGCACAAGAATGCCAAACAAAAAACTTGGCGTTGATCATGCTTTCGACGCCTTTGGTTATTTATGTCTGGGCAAATTTAACCTTGCAAAAGGCGAATCGGGTACTGTTACTACCCACAGAGTCTACTAATTCTCTATATTTTGCCTTTTTCTGGCGATTCTGGCGGTGGCTCCAGTGTGACTGGCCCTTTCTTCGTCCAGATCAGCCGCCAGCTTTCGACTTGCTCTTCAGGCGGCTGCACGGTGTACCAGAGATGGCCACAACCCTCGCAGCGCCGCCGTCTTGCGCGACTACCGCACGCTGTCATGCGTGTTTCTACGATAATGACTTGGTGAGAAGATGCGCAGCTAGGATTTGCGCACTTTTCTGGATTAGTTCGTTTGCCCATTACTGGCCCGCTTTGTCAAGCCCAACACTAAAACCTCTGTCGTTCAAAAACTCTTGAATTTCTTGAACCGCGTGATCCACGGAATCTTCGTAGCCGTTATTATCAAAACAAATATCAGCATGACATGCCATTAGTTCCATTGAATCTTTGCCTTCCGGCGGCAAACGCTTAAGAGCGTCAACCCAAATAACATGATCAAATAGATAAGCCTTACAGCAAGCATTAAACTCGTCCCGCCTTCGCATCCCAACGTACATATCGTAACCACGCTCAAGCATGGTTCGAGCCGTTCGTGTTTTGTCAGGGGTATTGTAAGCGGAGATTAAATCTGCCCATGTTTTTCGATGATTGACTCTATCCGCAAACATTTCCTCAAAAGTGTGGTAGCGGTCGCGGCCCCACGTTGGCCAAATACATTCTTGTCCGACAAAAACTGAAGAAGAGGTAAACGCCAGGCCCATTTTGTCTCTTATTTTCTCAGCAAGGGTATCCTTGCCGTGACGTGCATGGCCGATAATGAGCAATTTAGGTTTGCGGCGCAAGGAATCCATGACTTTAGCCTTTGGATGGGGTGACGATTACATTGTTATTATACCTGCCAGTGACGGCATAAGAGCGTTTAGGTTCGGAATCCATCGTAGAAAACTTCATCTGCCCGATTTTGAGCCCTGGATAAATGCCTATCGGCCAAAGCTGGCGAACATTTAGAAGCTCAAGCGTTAAGCGCGAGCCATGCCAGCCGGGATCGCCAAATCCGGCAAAAAGGTGCTCCAGTCCACTCCTTGCGCGAGAAGATTTAAGGATAAATTGGCCTTCTAAGTCGTTAGGAATGTTAAAAAACTCTTCAGTTTCAGCCAGAAAGAATTGTCCTGGCACTATGAGGTAGGGATTTTCTTCTGTGTACTTAGCGATCGAAACTAGCACCATCTCTGGGCTTTCTGCTGATTCGATCATAATGTTGCTGCCCAAGCGCAAGTCAAGCGATGCCGGGTTGACCAGCGCAGGATCATACGGAGTGACCATGCCAGCCATGCAGCGTTCGTGGATCTGCCAGTCAGCGAGAGTGCCCATGATGCGTTGATTGTTGCAGCGTCATTCTATCACGTTGCTTGCCGGCAAGGGATGAGCTATGATTGAGCCATGGAACGCCCCCGCGAGTTTACGATGGTCCGGCACAACGGCGAGATTGGCTGGAAGCTGCCATATTCCTACAAACTGTTACCATCTTCTGCAACGGCTGGCGTTGTTGTCGTTGATCCGGCAGGGGTGACGCACCTTGTCGCTCGCAAGACACTGACGCTGCGATGATTGTGCTATGATTGATGGGCAATTAGCAAAGGGCTGACCATGCTTGATTATCAGGCTTTTATTGGCAAACCGCTTAGTGACGCAAGCCGCCGTCGAATCATCGTGTCTGGCTGGCAGTGTGGTAAGTCTGCTTTGATATTCGAGGAGATGCACGCAAGAGCGCTTGAGCGTGTTACTCAGGGCGGTTCTATTACTCTGTGGCGCCGTCCGTGGAGCAGGGAAGATGGTGGTGCTACTATATCTTGCCCATGGGGGAGAGAGGATGGCCCTGAGACGTTTCACCCTGCTGCCACAGGGCACGTAAAGCCTTCGGTTGATCTTAAACCTCGGCGCGAAGTTGATAGGCTGCGCACTGCTGACATTCTTCAGGCAATGATCATACGCAATGCTACTGATCAAGCTATTCCCGAAGAGTGGATGGACGAACTAGACGATCTTGTTTGGCGTGAACGTGATAGATTGGCTACTGACGCTGGAAACTGACCATGGAACTTGAACTGCGCATTGTTGACGAGTTTGCTGATTGTCAAACACTGACTGAAGTTTCTCGCAAGATCGCCGAGGAAGAAAGGCGCCGTCGAATTATTATTGCTGGCTGGCAAGGTCGTGGAAGCCTGGCGATGATGGAGCTTGGTAGACTGGCCGCTGACGCTGGAAACTGACCATGACCGCAACCCCACCTAGGCCACCGGCTGCCAGGTTTCCCAATCCTCTCGATGTCAAGTGGCAGTCTCAAAACGATAACGCCAGTGGCCGTGGCTACCGGGAGTGCTTCAGCTCTAGCTGCGCCATGCTGGCCATGTTTCATGGCAAGATTGCCAACGACGACGCCTACAACCGGATTCGTCGGCAATTTGGTGACACAACGGACGTAACGGCACAGCTCAGGGCATTGCAGTCACTAGGTTTACGCCCTTATTTTACGAAAAATGGCAAGCTGGCAGACATTGAAGCCGAGATTGACGCCGGCAATCCAGCCGCTGTGGCATGGCTGCACGAAGGGCCAGTGTCGGCTCCGATTGGTGGTGGTCACTGGTCGGTAATTGTGGGTTACACAGCTACGCATTGGATTCACAATGATCCGAACGGTGAAGCGCTGTTAGTCAGTGGTGGTTACACAGGTAATCGAAACGGATACAGGCTTGCGTACAGCCGGAAAAACTGGAATCCTCGGTGGCAGGAAGGCGGGGAAG